GCAGGACTTGCAATTGCATGGGGTGTTTGGACGATTTGGAAGTCTGAGTAAAAGTTATGAACATGAAATTTAGTATTGGTGTATTAATTGCAATTGTTTTACAGGTATCAGCATTTGTCTGGTGGACTGCACAACAAGCCCAAACAATTTCACAGTTGAATGAAGAAGTATCTGCATTAACTTCTCGTATGGCAGTTGAAGATAACGTAAATCTGAAACGTGACATTGCTGATATGAAGAAGGTGTTGTCAGAACATGATAACTGGATTGGTGAAAACTATTCTGATATCGAAGACTTAATTGACTTTGCAACATTCACTGAAAACAGATGGGCAGACGCATATGCACTTGACCCATCTTATGAAAGAAAGTTTGGAACTAAGGCACCAGTGAAATGATAAAATTATACGGAATTATTATTCTTGTAGCAATCTTGGGTGGTGTAGGATATGGTGCTAAGTACTATTATGACACCACCCAAAACACTATTGCACAGTTGCGTGATAACAATGCGAAACTGGAAGTTGCAGTTGATACTGCACAAACTAGTGTTGAGACATTACAAAGTGATATGACAAAACTTGCAACCTTGAATAAAGGATTGCAACAAGATTTACAGAGAGCAGAAGCATATAGTGACGAACTTAGAAATAAACTAAGTAATCTAGACCTTATTGTTGAAGCATTAAAAGATTCTAAAATGTTAGAAGGAAAAATGAATGGCGCTACAGCGAACTTATGGCGTGACTTCATGGATGACACTGGTGGTAATTCTCAACGTCCTCTTCCTAACTGGTTGCAGCAGTCTCCGAATGGAGCCGGAAGTGAAAGTAGTAACCAAGGTGGAGAAAGTACAGATACCAACAGTGGCAAGACCGAAGCCACTCCAACTAAATGATACTAGAGTATTTGTAGTTACCAAAGATAACTTTGAGGAATTCCAAAAGGAGTTCACTGAGTTATATGGTGACTTGGCGTTTGTAGCATTGAGTATGAAAGATTACGAAAATCTTGCATTGAACATTGCCGATATCAAACGGTACTTAGAACAACAAAAAGAAATAATCCTATATTATGAGAAAGCGGTGACGGAAGAGGATAATACAGGAGAAGAGAAATGACATCAGTAGAAATGGTTGCATGGGTACAGGACTTACTCATCACATGGTGGCAGTTTACCGTAGTAGGTATTCTGATTATTATTGGTTGGTGCATCAACTTATTTGGTGTAGACAGCAAAGAAAAAGTTATTGGTTTTGAATATAAGGAAATGCCTCATATGATGCCAATCGCAATCCCCACAAAGGGTAAAGGTTTCTGGGGTGCAATCTGGATGTGGTTGACAGGAAGTCGCCATTGGATTGTTTCAAAGGATTTTCACTACAAGATGTTTGGCAACGAATATGTAATCCCAAAGGGGTTTCAGTTTGATGGCGCATCTATTCCTAAATTCTTACACACATGGTTATCACCAACAGGCGTATTGCTAATGGGTGGACTTGTACACGATTATGCTTACAAGTATGCTGGACTGAAGATGAAAGGTAAAAAAGAATTACACGAATTAGACCAAAAACAGTCTGACGTAATTTTTAGAAACATAAATATAGAAATAAATGGTTTTCACTTTCTTAACTATCTTGCATTCTGGGCACTAAGAATCGGTGGATGGGTTGCATGGAACGGACACAGGAAAAACGATTAAATGGCAACTGTCAAGACGTTAGATACAGAAGTTGAACTTCTGAAGAGAGAGGTTGCTGACATGAAACTCATTCATGTCAGGTTGGACTCTGCAATCGAAAAGATTGCAGATGTCTCAACTTCCTTACATACGATAATGGCAGTACATGAAGAAAAATTAATTAGACAGGAAGAACAGTTGGAAGACCAAGAAAAAGAATTTCGTGACACTGTTCAAGAACTGCACAGTAGAATCACTTCAAACGCAAAAGAAACATCCACTCAAATGGGAGATATGGAACGTAGACTCCATTCTGCTATGGATGAACACAATAAGAAGGAAACTGAACAGTTCCTTAAATTGCGTGAAGAATTACAAACCAGAGTAGGCATACTGGAAAGATGGAGGCATATCATCATTGGTGGCGCCATCGTCATTGGATTTATATTACAGAAGATATTACCATCTATATTATAAAAATCTATTGACAATAGGGTAAATGCCCTGTATATTATGTACTATGAATTACATTGACATTAAGTACATCTCTCTAATCTCCCATAGACTTAGGAACTTCACTAAAAAGAGTGATTACCTGTGGAACTTTTCGTGTCCATATTGTGGTGACTCTCAGACGAACCGAAGGAAAGCAAGAGGTTTTGTTTACAGAACAAAAAATGACCTTTTTTATAAGTGTCATAATTGTGCTGTTGGAACAACTCTATCCAAACTGATAGAGTATACGGATGATAATTTACACAAGGAATATGTACTAGAAAGGTACAAGGAAGGTCTTACGTCCAATGGACGAGGAGATAAGACCCCTGGCGCATCGATTAAAGCGCCTGACTTCAAGTTTACTAAACCAGTATTCAAGAAGTCGTTTGGATTACAATCTTTTGCACAGTTGGATAAAAATCATCCTGCTGTTGAAATTTTATCCAAAAGAAACCTTCCTAAAGAAACTTGGAATGATATATACTTTAGTCCCAAGTTCTATGAGTTCTCTAACACTCAACTTGTGAATAAATTTCCGTCACTAAAAGGCGACCACCCACGCATGGTTATTCCATTCCGTAAGGAGTCTGGAGATATCTTTGCATATCAAGGACGTTCATTTGGTAACGAAAAACAAAAGTATATTACTATCATTCTTGATGACCGCCATCCGAAAATCTTTGGGTTGGATAGGTTGGATAATTCTGCTACTGTTTATGTCGTGGAAGGCCCCATTGATAGTTTATTTTTGGAGAATTGTATTGCAGTTGCTCAAAGCGATTTGCGTGTACCTCAATACAAAGATAAGGCGGTTCTTGTCCCTGATAATGAACCGAGAAACGTAGAAGTCTGTAAACAAATTCAAAAGTTTATAGAGGATGGGTATTCAGTTTGTATCTGGCCGCAAGGCATAAAAGAAAAAGATATAAATGATATGATTTTGTCTGGAATGACCTCGGCAGAGGTTCAAAGCATTATACATAGTAACACCCACAAAGGATTACAAGCACAAACCGTTTTCAATTCTTGGAAACGAAACTAGAAATATTAGGAGAAATAAAAAATGGCCCTTGAGAACGTAGTAACATTCCCAAGTGCTGAGGAAGATATTCATCATCTCGGCATCACTATCGACAAGACTAAAGACAAAGATTTATCAGAACAAGCATACAAACTACTCAAGGACTATTATTGTAATGAAAATGAAGACTCACCACAACAGGCATATGCTCGTGCCGCAGTTGCATATTGTGATGGGGACTTAGCACTTGCACAAAGAATTTATGATGCAGTATCCAAAGGTTGGTTTATGTTTGCATCACCAGTATTATCAAATGCACCAATGCCTGGGCAGAAAGCAAAGGCATTACCTATTTCATGCTTTCTAACTTATGTACCAGATTCACTTGAAGGACTAATCGACCATACTGCTGAATTGCGTTGGTTGTCAGTTAAAGGTGGTGGAGTTGGTGGACATTGGAATGATGTTCGTGCAATATCAGATAAAGCGCCAGGCCCTATGCCTTTCCTTCATACGGTAGATGCAGACATGACTGCATATCGTCAAGGTAAAACTCGTAAGGGTTCTTATGCAGCATACATTGATGTAGAACATCCAGACATTATTGAGTTCTTGAACATGAGAGTTCCAACTGGAGATGTTAATCGTAAAAACCTCAATTTGCACCATGCAATCAACATTAGTGACGCTTTTATGAGGGCTGTGGAACGTGGAGAGCAGTGGGACTTAAAAGACCCACATGATAACTCTGTAAGAGAAACAATGCCTGCAAGAACTTTATGGCAACAAATCTTAGAAACAAGATATCGTACAGGTGAACCATATCTAAACTTTATCGATACTGCTAATCGTGCGTTACCACATACAATGAAAGCAAAGGGATTAAAGATACACGGTTCTAATTTGTGTAATGAAATCCACCTACCAACCTCTGAAGACAGAACAGCAGTATGTTGTTTGTCTTCTCTTAATTTAGAGAAGTATGATGAGTGGAAAAATACTACTGTTGTTCGTGACCTTATACGTTTCCTTGATAATGTACTACAATTCTTCATCGACAACGCAGGCGATGAAATATCAAGGGCAAGATATTCTGCAACTCAAGAACGTAGTCTTGGACTAGGTGCAATGGGTTGGCATTCCCTTTTACATCAGAAAAGAATTCCTTTTGATTCGTTTGAAGCAAGAGAATTGAATCGTAAAGTATTCAGTACTATCAAATCAGAGGCAGTTAAAGAATCTAACGTGATGGGATTTGAAAGAGGAGAGGCTCCAGATATGCAAGGTACTGGTAGACGTAATTCACATCTACTTGCAATCGCTCCGAATGCAAACAGTTCTATCATTTGTGGTACATCACCATCTATCGAACCATCAAAGGCAAATGCATACACACACAGAACTCGTGCTGGTTCACATTTAGTGAAGAATAAATACTTAGAACAAGAACTCAAGAAAGTAAAGAAGAATACACAAGATGTTTGGTCAGATATTATTACTAATGGGGGAAGCGTCCAACACCTCGACTTCCTCTCACAAGAAGTCAAAGATGTTTTCAAAACAGCAATTGAACTTGACCAATTGGTTTTGGTTGAACAAGCCGCAGACAGACAAGAATACCTCTGTCAAGGACAATCTCTAAATCTATTCTTTCCTGCTGGTGCAGATAAGAAAGAATTGCATAGGTCACACTTTGCTGCGTGGAAACTCGGCACTAAGGGTCTGTATTATCTACGGACTGAAACTTCTCAACGTGCAGAAAATGTATCAGAGAAAGTAGTTCGTGACCAACTAAAAGACTTTGAAACTCAAACAATAGAAGCACAGTCACAAGATGAATGTGTTGCTTGCCAAGGATAAGGAAATAATAATGAAAGTAGAAATTTATAGCAAATCACATTGTCCATTCTGCGAGAAAGCCAAACACTGGTTTGATTCGCATGGATATGAATATACAGAAACTAAGATGGACAACGAAGAAGAAAGACTTGCTTTCTATCAAAGAGTTCCAAATGCGAAATCTGTTCCACAAATCTTTATTGACGATAAACTAATCGGTTCATATGATGAGTTTATGAAAGTTGCAGATAAGTTTGTAAAGAAAAAGGGTGGGGGACTTATGGAGTTCTCTGAAACCTACAAACCATTTCACTATCCTTGGGCAGTTGAAATCACAACAAGACACGAGAAGGTACACTGGATTGAAGACGAACTAGATTTGTCTGAAGATGTATCTGATTGGAAGTCTGGTAAGATGAGTGCAATCGAAAAAGAATATACCACAAACATCCTAAGACTGTTTACACAATCTGATGTTGCAGTAGGACAAAACTATTATGACCAATTTATTCCAAAGTTTAAGAATAATGAAGTACGAAATATGCTTGGTTCGTTTGCAACTAGAGAAGGCATTCACCAACGTGCATATGCACTTCTTAATGAGACACTTGGGTTATCTGATGCCGAGTATCATGCATTTCTAGAATATCAAGAGATGGCAGATAAGATTGAGTTTATGATGGATAGTGACCCCAATACAATTAAAGGATTAGGACTATCACTTGCAAAGTCTGTATTTAATGAAGGTGTTGCTCTCTTTGCATCATTCGTCATGTTGTTGAACTTCCAACGGTTCGGTAAGATGAAGGGTATGGGTAAAGTTGTTGAGTGGTCAATTCGTGATGAATCAATTCACGTTGAAGGTGTATCTAAACTATTCAAAGCATATTGTGCAGAACATCCTCGTATCGTAGACGATGAGTTCAAAGGTGATATCTATGAAATGGCAAGACAAGCAGTTAAACTTGAAGACAAGTTTGTTGACCTTGCATATTCTATGGGTGAAATTGAGGGTCTAGATGCCGCTGAAGTAAAACAATATATAAGGTATATAACTGATAGAAGATTACTTCAATTAGGTATGAAACCAAACTTCAAGGTTAAAGACAATCCATTGCCGTGGTTAGAGTGGGTACTTAACGGTGCAGACCATACTAACTTCTTTGAGAACAGAGTGACCGAATATGAGGTTGCTGGTTTGACTGGCAAGTGGGATGATGTCTACGCCGCTGCTTAGGATTATCAATGAGTAAAAAAGAGATACTTTGTGAATCGTGTGATGCTGTTTTCAGAATACAACACACGATGGAAGAACATTTCTATTCTGTCAAATATTGCCCCTTCTGTTCTGAAGAACTAAATAGTGAGAACGAGGATGAGATTGAGGACTATGATGAAGATGAATGGTAATGTGGATATATCAAGGCAAAGTAGTAGAAACCCTTCCAGATGACTGTGAAGGGTTTGTATACCTAATCACCAATAATACTAATGGTAAAATGTATGTTGGTAAAAAGTTAGCAAGATTTAAGGTAACCAGACCACCCCTCAAGGGTAAGAAAAATAAAAGACGTTCTAGCAAAGAGAGTGATTGGAAAACCTATTGGGGTTCTTCTGACCACCTCAATGCTGACGTTGCAGAACTAGGCGAAGAGAATTTCACACGAGAGATTTTACACTACTGTCAGAGTAGAGGTATGCTTAGTTATCTAGAAGCAAAAGAACAATTCGATAGAGAAGTTCTTCTCTCTGATGATTACTACAACGGCATAATCAATGTCAGAGTTGGTAGTTCCAAAGTTTTACAAGAGAACCTGTGCAATTATGACACAGGTGTTTTTCCAAAACAAAGACAATAAGACTGACCTTTGTTGTATAAATATATGTGTAAAACCCCCCAAAGGAGTATTATATGTGGCCTTATACAGATGAGGAAGTCGAATTCGTAAGCGTTCGGCCTAATCAAAAGAACGACCAAACTAAACCGTAGGGGATGCAGATGCATCCCTTTTATCATTTTGAAGACGAGGAAGAAATAAAATGTCAAAATGGATTGCAAAATTGTTTCAAACGAGACATCACCCCAATGATATCGTTAACTTTATTAGAACCGAATATGCTAACGATGTTAGACACATGAGAGATGAAGATGTTATTCATTTCTACAACAACATAACCAATAAGAAAAGGAGCGCCTAACCAATGTCCATTGGATTAGTATTAAACTATACATATAAATCTACTTGCGAAATTTGTGAAGTAATTTCTGAATTTGCATCGAAAACATTTAATAAAATGATTACCCACTTTGAAATAATTGGTACTGCTAAAGCTGCAGCACAATTAGCACAACAGGGTTATATTAAAGAATCAAAAGAACTAATGATGCAACTAAAGAAATTGAAAGGCGAATAAGAATGCTTAAGATGTTCAGACTATGGATGACTAGAAGTAGAATGTCACCCATTGAAAGATACCTATCTCAATCAGAAGACTTAGTAGACTTGGAACAAAGACAGAAGAAGTTGTCTTACAATAACTATAAGGTTTATTAAAGTTTTGTGACAAACTAACTTTACCACCTATATAATAATAACAGGAGCAATCTATTTGCTCCTTTTATTTTGGAGGTATCCATGACAACTGAACTATGGAAAAAGGTAAAGAAAATGGATTTAGGAAACCCTGCTATCACTGCCCTCGTGGGGTTGGTGATTTTTTATATCGGACTTAAAACATTCTCAGGCGGCATGAAGTCGATGGGAAATATGGAACATCTAACTTGGTTTATTGCAAACCCATATTATATGTTCTTTGGTGGAATTATTATGACACTGCTCTGGCAATCGTCTAGTTTATCCACTACGGCAATCATCGCACTAGTCGCTTCTGGTGCAGTACCACTACCGGCCGCAATCGCTTGTGTACTTGGTGCAAACATTGGAACAACTGGAACTATCTGGTTGGCAGGACTTCTGGTTTCAGATGGAATGCCGAAGGGTGACACCTTGCGAATCGCACTTGCACATACAGGGGTAAACCTGTTTATGGCGGCGACTCTACTACCTTTTGTGCATCATATTGCAAGATTCTTGGGTAGATTCTAAAAAATAATAAAACTTTTTTACTAAGTCCTTGTTTTTACAGGGACTTTTTTTTAGCAAAAATGCATTTTTCTCTTGACATTTGTTATAATAACAAGTATACTGTATAAGTAAGATGAGTTGAAAGAGAGGAATTCAAATGACTGAGACAATTTTTATTAGTGCGAACAACGGTGGACTTGAGATTTACAAGGGTGTTGGAAACTTGATTGCTGGAAATATCCAGACTGCAAAGACTTTCAAATATGTGATGGATACTCACAATATTGATATTGACAATGACACCATCTACTACACAAGTAGCATGGACTTTGCAGACGAAGAAGGGTTCGCCCACTATGGTGATGCAAAGATACTTGCAGAAGAAGGTTTCAAATTAATGGAAATGACAAAGGCGTATTAGAATGAATAATGAAGAATTACAAGAATTGGTTACTGAAATGTATTGGGATTTTGATAGGTTATCAACTTCTGGTCAAAACACTTTAGAAAAGATTGCAAAATTAGTTGGTGTTCCTACTGAAGAAGAGATGAACGCTATCCCCCTTGAACAACATATGGAGAATTTATAATGGGTTATTTTTATCAAGATTGGAAAGAAAAAAAGATGTTTGTTGAAAACAGTGAAGGTCAGTTCGTAATGAACTTTGGTGAAGCAGAAAAGTCTATGATTGAAAATCTTGAAAATGCAGTTATTAATTTAACTGAGGGTGCTTCTGATGAAAAGAGGTCTGCAATCAACTATATTGAATACCTTGCAGAT